CTCTCTGACTTAACCTCTATGGTACAATTCTGAAACATATCCCTTACCTTTTGTTCCTTAATTGTACCATACTTCAAGTCAATGTCAAAGTCTTTAAATCCTTTAGGCATTCTTTTCATTCCTCTCTGCTACTGCTATCATATCTTATCCAATCCATTTATTTGTAAATTATAACAATCAGCCCTTACAATAAAATTATTTGAAGGGTCTATTTGTCCTTTTACCATTTTTCTTGCCAATTTAAAATATTCTTTTTTATTTTTTTTACCTACAATCCAAGCCAAACTAAAATCATTTAGTATTCGTACAAATATATATTCATCACAGTTTTGATGAAGACTTGTTTTAGCTACTGAACAATCATAATTTTCTTTTGGTTTAGAATTACAGCGTTTTGTTTTAACATCAATTTTATTATTATTATAAATTAAATCATAATTATATGTATTTTCCCATTCAGAATTTTTTAAATGCTTATGTACTATATACTCTCCTACAATACCTGCTAAATTTCCTTTACCATTTGTTATTGAGTTATTTAATTTTCCTATGTCTTTAGCTTTACTTTTGCATTGCTCTACAATTTCTTTTGTTAATTTGATTTCAATCATACCACATACCTCGATAATCTATCATTAATATTACAATGAATAGTGCCATGCCAACCTGTTATTTTATTTTTAGATACACAAATACTTCTCTCTGATGCCTCACCCAAGTCACTGCGTTTTCCAACACCAATAATTAAGTCAGCTTCGGCAGCTTTACCTGTCTTGCTATTCTCCATCATGTCAAAAGATATCTCTAATTTATTATGTGCATCAGCAGATGCCTGTGATATTGCTATAATAGAACAGTTTCTGCGTTTAGCTAACTCCCGTGTACCCGTGTATATGGCTCGAAGTTTTTCATCACCACGAGCAAATGTACCACCAATAGTAAGCTTATCTAACTGGTCAATGACAAGTATGTCTGGTTTATGGACAGCTAAATGAGAATCAATATCATCTATAGACCAGTCTACTGTGTCAAATAATTTTATATTTTGTTTTATTTCGGCCCATTTTTGGGTCGCCATGTCCATATTTTCTTGTATTTCTTCCCTGTCAAGCCCTGTCCATGCATTAATAAGTCTCATTTGTGTACGAACGGCAGGTTCTTCATTGATTAAGGCATGAATATTAGCACCTTGAGAGGCAAATCCATCCATTCCTGCTACTAAATTAATCCAAAATGCTGTTTTTCCTGTCTCTGGTCTGGCAAAAATAATGGTTAAATTGCCCTCACCAATACCTGTTACTCTTTCATGCAGAGTTGGCAGATTAAATTTCCATTTTGTGGTAACATCAACAAGTTTCATCAATTCATCAATATTGGTTGTAATGGAATTATCTTCAATTGGTTCTTCTTCCTGTGTGTCCAGTATTTTTCTAATATCATTAAAGCCTTCATCTTTGCCATTATATATTTCTGTTGCAACAAGGGCAATCTTATGTGCCAAATTTCTTTTATGAATGGCTGTAACAATGTCGGATATAATTTTTCCTTTAGGTTGTGGCTCATTGCGTACTTCATCCAGCAGTAATTTAAAATTACTTCTTGCTGTTCTGGTTAATGCAGGGTTGTATTTATCCGTATGCAGTGTTTCCAGTTCATCAAGCGTTAAATCCGTGTCATACTCGTTATGTGCCCGTTCAATGGAATCAAAAAAACTACCTGCACCATTAGTGAACATGGTTTTAGAAACTTTACCTTTATGTTTCTCATAAAAATTTTTATTTAATAATAACTGTATTAATTGTTTTTCAATCATAGGGTCTTTCTAGCATAAAAATATGCTTACGTCAAGTCATAACGTCTAATTAAAATTGTTCGTACTCTGTCCCAGTTTATTCTGTCTCTCCATTGGGGTCTTGTTTTTGGTTCACGCAAAGCTTTTACATCCAGTCGTTTTTTTATTTTTAACAGTCTTTTTTTTAATCGAGACATATAATTTCTTTATCAAATAATTTTTTTATAGGAAGAATTACACATTTAGACCTGCCACCATCACCTACCATGCGTGTATGTGTGTCTTTGTATTTATTAATAATTTTTTTTAATCTTGGCACTTCAAAGACCAACATGCAATGATTTTTACTTCCTTTTGCCAGTATATGTATCCAATAATCTGATTGTGTAGATGATATGCCACTTGGTTTTCCATTACATTCGTATTCCAACGCAATATTGCCTGTCTTTTCCCACCAGTCTCTCTCTGTTTTTACTTCTATTTTTTTGTTGGCAAATATATTGGACACCTGTTTTTCCCGTACCTGTCCATATTTTAAATCAATATCAAATTTTTTATTCGCTTTCATTTACACCACATTTCTCCTTGTCATCTACCTTACTACAATAAAACTCTTTAGCTTTATTTTGTTTTTCTAATATTTTCTTTTTCTTTTCCGGGTTGGGGTCATCATCTAAAATAATATCAATAGTTTTAGCCGTCTCCTTTGCAACCATAAAGGTACAACCCATGCAAGTGTTAAGGAGTATCAGTATCAGCAACAGAATGACAAAAAATTTATACATTTTTTATTTGCTTCCAATTATTCATTATTGTTTTAGTAACATCCTTTTTAATTCGTTCAGCTTTTTCTTCCAGTTCACCTGTTTTCCATAGATTGAGCAAGTCAGCGTCATCTTTTGCATCAACAATATATGTACAGGACACTTCATGGTCTAGCACTACTCTATATTTTCTCATTTTTTTCTACTTTTTCTAACTCTTAATCCCAAACGTATGCGTCTGCGATTACGTCTTTTCTTTGAGCCGACCTTACGCCTGCCTTTATGATTTTTTCTTTTTAATGCAGCTTTACTCATTAATCTCTATGCCCATACCATTCAACATCATTAATACCACTTTCTCGAATACAACCACTAGGGTCTATATCACAGTTAGGATAAGAGGGACAGCCTAAATGATAAACATCATCATTATAATCAATAATTTTTTTCTTTTTATTTTTCTTCTTCTTTTGTTTTTTTTCTTTTAACATTCCAGTCATTTTAATATTTTCCTTATCTCCTCTGTATTAAAATATTTTAAATCTTCCTCTAATATTTTTACTTGCGACCTGACATAATAGCATAATTTTTGGTTTATGTCAAACGCCTTTGAGGTTGCATCCCTGTCCAATGCAACTGTTACTTTCTTAAATTCTTTCAGAATAGGAATGTAGTCATCTGGCAAGGATGTTCCAAGCAATGCCACACCTGTCATTATACCTGACACGGCACACGCACTCGCACAATCCTCCACCAGTATCGCCTTGTCTGATGTTCCACAAACAAATGGATAGGACTTATCCCCATACAGAAACCATTTAGGATACACGGATGATGACAGCCCACGACCCACAGCTCCAACAATGCCATTATCTTTTCTTCGTATGATGAATACAATGCGTTGCTGTCTTGGGTCATAATGCAGTTTCGCCCGACCAGTTGACATAGCTTCATAGCAATTATTTTTTTCTATGTACTTGATGCACTTGTCACTAGAATAAATAGATGTAAAATAATCTGGTATGTGAAATGATTTCCTGACTTCTGGTGCAGAAGCTATGACCGTAGTTCGGATATCCTCCATTGTCTTCTCTCGTTCGTGCGTACCTTTGGCACTGCAAGATGCGTGGAAACAATACCACGATAGTTTACTGTCCTTGTTATGTATAAGAAGTGTGTTAGTATTGTGGCAGAACGGGCAATCCATTCGCACATCCGTGTCTATTTGTATCTGTAATGTTTTTATAATTTCTAGCTGATTGTGATAATTCATAGAGGAAAAGTGTCTATCATAAATTTTGTTGCTTGTCAAGATTATAATAGGTAGTTTGTGGTTATATATCTTTGGCACTACCCAAGCCAGAATGTTTACAACATACAATTCCAGTTCTTAAGCATCGCAGGATTACTGTATCGCCCTTTTGAGAAAAGGTGACTAGTTCTTTATAAACTTCCCTCTTCTCTTCCAACCATCAATTTAATGGTC